AACCGCCGCCAGTTCCAGATTCTTGAACCTCAAACTTACCAGCAGAAGGCACAACCCCCACGCCCAAGCCGGTGCTGTTGAGGCGCATTCCCTCGCTTCCGCCGATTGCGAAACCGATGGAATTTGCAGCATCGTTGAACAAACCGGTGTCCGAGTCGCCAGTCCAAGAGTAAGTTGGATTGCCTGCGCTTGAAACAACAGAACGAATGCTTGCTCCAGTAGCTTGATTTGATGTTAGCACATTAACACCAAACTCCATCCAGTTGGCTCCAGCAGATTGAAATCTTCCTGATCCTCCAACATCTAAATCAGCAACAGGTGTTGCTTTGTTGATTCCCACCCGATTGTTCGTCGAATCCACCTTCAGCGTATTCGTGTCCACCGTCAGATCGCCGGTGATGGTGGCGGAGGCGAGCGTGGCGGTGCCGGAGGCTCCGAGAAGCTGGTTCAGCGTGACCTTCTTGGTCGTGCCGGTTGCAGCCATTGACGTATCTGAAACATCGACGATGACCAGCGGATCGTTGGCCGGATCGGTGGAGGTCGAGATCGACGTTAGGGCTGTAATCTTAGAGTCGGCCATAATGTGAGAGCGTTAGTCGGTTGAGAGTGAGAAAATGATCTTGGAAGCGTCTTCCTGCTGAACGAATGAGGTGCCGTCCTCCTGCATCATCCAGCGGTCCATGGCTGGATAGATGACCTCAATGACATCATCCGATGTCGAAAGATTGAGTGACAGCGCGAGAGTCATTTTACGGACGGGCGAAGTAGGCGATCACCGATCCGCTCGCAAGCTGGAAGCTAGAGATCTTGCCGACAATCGTGAAGCCAGCGGGAATCGTCGTGCCGCTCCAAGTGCCGGTGATTCCCTGACCGCTAATGGAGGTAAAGACGGCAGCGGACACAATCTGCAACGCGATGTATCCAGAAGACTGTGCGGCAGTAGTGGTGACCAGAGTGAATCCCTGATGCCCCATCGAATCCTGCGTCGCAATATCGGTTTGAACGGCCATGTTTTGTCTTGGTTAGAGGGGAGGCCACCGGAACTTTCCAGCAGCCTCCCCAATATTAGGTTAACCCTTACGAACTTTCGGTGCTAAGGCTCCCTGAATCCACAGGATGAGCTTGCCTCCTTCGGGAACGTTTGCAGTGTTGAAACCGTCGCGTTGGAGACTCGCGTCGATCTCGGGACCGTGAACGACTTTGCTCTTGCCGTTCTTGTCCACTGCAATGGTAGTTGCGATGCGCATACCACTTAGGATTAAGCGGTCACCAGCACTTCGGCTTGAGTGGTGTCGGCAGCAGCCGCACCAAACATGATGTCGTAAGAAGCCATATGTGAGCGGGTCGCACGGCTGTACCAGACGGAGAGCAAGCAGCTAAGACCGTTGTTGGTCTGAACAACACGCTGCTCGATGAACTCGCCAGCAATCATGCCAACCGGCAGACCGGAGGCGATGGCGATAGCGTCGGGACCGCAAACGAAACCAACGGCGTTGGTCTCGGCAGAGGTCCAGCGGTTGTTCTCGGCGATGAGGTCAAAGCCAAACTTGCCGTTGGCGAGCGCACCGAGACGACCGTCGGGGAAGTAGTTGGCGGCACCAGAGAACTGGAGGCGAGCGAGATGACCGCCATCCAGAATCAAGTTCTTGCTGCGGTAGTTCTTGGCGAGAGCCAAGATCGCAGGAAGGTCGCTGGTGTCGAAGTTGGCAGCAGTGCCAATCGCGGTCGCGGCACCGTAGTTGCCGGAGACCATCAGCGCGGTAAGAACGTCGCTGATACCATAAGCGAACAGGTCAGCGGAACCCTGAGCCAGATCAGCGAGCGCAAACCCCTGATTCAGTTCAGCCTGAGTAACAGTGAAGTTCTTGGAGATCTGATTGACGGTCACCGAAGTAGCGGCAAGCGTCGAATCGTTGTTGGTCTCCCAAGAAGTCGGGTTGGTCTGAGCGGCAGTGCCGGTCGTGAACTTCTTGACCTGAACGGTCGCACGGGGTCGGAGGTTATCCAGACCCACGTTACGGCTGAAACCGTCAACCATAGCCAGCTTGGTAGCGGCAACGGTGATGATAGCGTCGGCGAGATAATCAACAACCAGACCAGAAGCGAAGGTGTTCGCGTTCTGCGGAGCGATGATCTGCGACTGACGGAGCAGTTCGCTGTGGTTCTCGATGAGGAACTTGCGGCGGTCAGCACCAGCCTTAAAGCCCTTATGCTTCTCAAGCAGCGGGTTGCCGAGATTCTCGATCACCGGACGAACCGGCTCGGGAGCAGGAGCAGCAGCGGGAGCCTTCAAGCTGGCCTCCAGAGCGGAGAGCTTCGCCAGAATAGCGGTGAGGTCAACGGAAGCGGCAGGAGCCGCAGCAGGAGCCGCAGCCGCCACAGTAGTATTGTCGGACATATGTGTGTCGGTTGTTTGTGCAGGTTGCGGCGTGTTGGTCACGCCATTCTGTCCGCCAGCGTCATTGCTGCCGGTAGAAATCTTGTCTTCTGGTTCAGCGAGTTCTTCGTCTTCCTCCATCTGAGCAGCCAGAGCGCGGAACCAATCGCGTCCAGCAGCACCGCCCCAAAGGTTAGCGGCAACATCAGCAGGAGTGTCTGCTTCGGCTTCCAAAAACCGCTCGTTGCGATTCCACCAAGCCACCGCTTTCTTGACCTTCGCTTCCGTCGGCTCCTCACCTTTGGCGAGATTGCGAGCCTCAATCACAGTGGCTTCCTCAAGACCAGAGCCACCGAGACCTTCTTCGTACTGGCGGATTCCACGCTCAAGATTGCTCTTAACAGTCGGAGGAGCAGTCTTAGCAACCGCTCGCGGATGCCACTTCGCAGCCATCGCAAGCTGCTTGATGGGCTTATCGACCAGACCGAAGGCAATCGCTTCTTGGGTCGTGAACCAAGTTTCAGCCTTCATCGCAGCGCGAATCGCTTCGGGAGGCTTGCCGGTCTTCTTGGCATACACTCCAACCAAGACTTCTGCGTGTTGGTCGAGAGCGTCGGCCATTTTCCGCATATCCTCCGAAGTTCCGGAAGCCATACCAGAAGGATCGTGGATCATCATCAACGCAGCTTCGGCCATCTCTACCTTATCACCGGCAAGAGCGATTATCGAAGCGATGGAAGCAGCAATGCCAACGACGCGAGTGGTCACCGGAGCGCGACGACCGCGAAGCTGGTTGTAGATGGACAATCCATCCCACACATTGCCACCGGGGGAGTTGATCTCTACCAAGAGCGGACCATTTCCCACTTCGTTGAGAACGTCCGAGAACTGCTTGCCAGACAGACCAGATCCGCCAAACCAGTCTTCGCCAATCTGATCGAAGATCTGAATGGTAGCGGTTTCACCAGCGGAAGCCGCCGGTTGGTAATAAAGCCAATCAGTCTTTTTGTTCATTCGGTTTTCTTGGCTCTCGGTTTGCGCGTCTTTTTGACAGAAGCAGTCACTGACGTTTCATCAACAACGACTGACGAATCCCCACCTTCAGACGGAGCAACCGGCGCGGGATGGTTTTCGTTTTCGCTGCTTGTGTCAATAGCCGCTACGGGAACGCTCGGAGCTTTCTCTTTTTGAACAGTGGAAATCTCGGAAACATCCAGTCCGTACTTATCAGCAAGCTGACGAACGAACAAAGCTTGTTGAGCTTTAGCCTCTAGAGCAGAACGCCAATCAAGTCCACGCGCACCGTACACTTCATCGTAAGTGACAATTCCGGCCTCCAGTTCTGCAAGTTGAGCCGCAGAGTTGCGGCCAACATCAACATTCGGAGAGCGCGGAGCAGTGATCGAGACTTCGTACCAATCCGAAGGAGCATCGTTCAACGTCTGATCAGTCTTGATAGCGTACTCCATGACGTATTCATAAATACGTCGAGCCGCCGAAGACATCACTTGATGCCGAGACTTGAACCAGACCGCAGACATATCTAGCGCACCGCGATAGACTGTCCCCTGCATTGACTCTGGATAAACGAGAACGTACGGAATACCAACACCAGCACAGACCTTTTCGGTCAGTTGCCGCCAGTATTCCCGCATATTGACTCCGGGTCGCTCTGTAGCGAACTGTTCAAATGAATCACCGTTCTTGAGAACTTTAACAGACGACCCAAAAACCTGCTCGTAATAGGTTTCCGCAGTGTTCTGCGTAGCTTGAGACATCCCGCCAGACCGGAGGCTGGACGCTTGGACCTCACCGGAGACCGTCTTTACGATCTGAGCGACTGAGGCTCCAAGCTTGCAAGCCTCCATCTCAAGCTTCTGCAAGTCGTCGAGATCGTGTAGATCGTTGATGACGCAGGAGACAAACGGAATGCCGCGAAGCTGACCAGCGCGGTTCGGCTCGTAAATGTGGACAACCGAGTCAGAACCAATAGAGCGAACGTCGGTCAGATTACCCTGAGTCTTCTCGGACCCGATGTAATACGCAACCGCTCGACCAGTGCGCGGATCAAACTTGATGCCGTCAAACACGGTCAAGTCGGACTCCATACCAACCGGAGTCGCAATTGATTGCGCTTCCAGAAGCTGCAATCGCGGTTTTCCGCTCTCACCTTTGGTAAGAAGGATGAAGCTCTCGCCATCGAAGAACCAACCGCGAGCCGCTTGGCTCATCAGCGTTCCAAACGACTGACGAGAGCCGATGTCTGGATATCTGCACCAGATATCCCACCACTTCTTCGCCTTTAGATTCCAAGCCGGATCGCTTGAAGAAGGCTGAACGCTGAAGTTTGACCCGACAGTGTAGCTCTCAAACAGATCGCCCAATCTGTTCAGAACAGCGTTGTTTTGCTCAAAATATCGACTCTTGCGGACAATGGCCTGCCGAGTCGAGCTAGTGACATCGAACCGAGCCGAAGTGTATGACGTATCGAGATACGAACGACGCAAGCTCTGTTGCGCTCCTTCGTACTTGTTAGCAGGAGACGGAAACAGCTTGTTAGCGATGGTCTGAAGGATACCCATTAGCTCATCCTCACCGTCGGCTCGCGTCGAAATTGAGTGAAATCTCCGTAGTAACGAGTGGTTGAAACCAAGATGGTTCCGAGCATCTTGTTGTAAATCTGGAGATCCGTGGGACTTGTGATGCCATCACCAGCGAGCAACGTGATGGCGTAGTCATAATCGCTCAGAAGCGATTCCCACATTTCCAAGAATTCGATTGGTGACGCAGTACCCTTTCCGGGTTCAGCGAACTCAACCGAAACGTCAGAAGAAGAAGTTGAGCGTACAATCTGACCGGACTCCTGCGAATTAGCAGAAGCGGTGAGCTTTGCGGTCAAAGCTTCCAGCAACGACAAAGCACCTTTGCTCGCGTAGGTTGTACGCAAGTAGGAGCGTTTTGTTGCGACAGTGTATGTGAACACTTGCGCGGACTATCCACAGCGGACTTGTTGTGTCAACTGCCAGAATTTTCGGCAGTGCTAGATTTCAAGTCATTCCACAACATCACCATTGCCAACTGCATCAACTCGCAATCGTGCAAATGGTCCGGCCAACGAGTGTTTCGCTTGAACCACAAGTGCTTGATCCTGCCGGATCTGTTAGCGGTTGGCTTGAGAACGTGACTGTCTAAGTGCTTCCAGTATGTGTCAGAATCAGCCGCAAATGCTCCTTCAGCGTCGAGCGGAGCGGGTAGACTACAGACAGTCCACTGGTTGCTCTCCGAGCCTTTACGGAGCCGCTGGAGAACTTCGCGCATATGCTCGGTGTCGAACACCAAGAGCGGCTGAACAACATCCGTCCGCATTGATGTTGAAGTCGTTATGCCGAATGGATGAATCGAGCCGGTCTTACTGGTGAAACGCGCTCCAGTCTCTCGGCCTTTCATTGGCATCCAACCGATCAGCATTAGCTTTCTCAAGCCACCTTCGGGCGGGTATCGCAATCCGCACGGGTAGTTGATAGGGCTGGAACTGCTTTGAGAGTGTTCCGCACAAGCATCGTACACCGCTTGAGTGTTGAAACCGGAATCAACACCAACATCCATGTCATGCACTTTGTATTGGAGTTGAACCCGTCGCAGTGCAGCAAAATCGTCCGCATGACCAGCAGCGACCAACCGTGAGTTTCCACCGGACCACTCGCGGCATACCCACCAGATAAACGGAGCGGCAGCTTGCACGTCTGCGGTAAGATATCGTCGAGCCTCTGGCATCTCCGTATCGGAAACCACTTCAACCCGTTCTTGTTGCGAGTCTTGGTTTTCCCACGGTTCCGCGAGCATACCGTTGACGAATCCCTGCAATCCCATCATGGACGCTTTGGCCTCTAAGAATGCGACCGCGAGATTTCCCCAAGTGCATTTGCGATCCGGTGAATAAAGGCTGGAGAGATGGTAGCTTCTGACGCTCGGAAGGCTCGCTTTGTTCTCAGCGATCCATCGTCCATGACGCAGACCGGCAACCTTTTGACTGTCCGAAATCTTACCATGACAAAGTTGGCAAACGTAGTGAGCAGAAGTGCGAATTACCTGCCAGTCGGGTCTTCCTTCTTCTGTCTTCGCGTTGTCCCAAGTGACTTGCCGCCACTCTAGTTTGATGAACTCGCGGCAATGCGGACACGGGATGTAAAATTTCCGCTGATCTCCGCGAAGATAGCGTTGCCAGATCCGGCCTTCGGATGTCGTCGGAGTGCTGGTGAAGAACGCTTTGGAACTGGAGAACGCTTTGAGTCGTTGCTCTGCGAGATCCAGAGCGTCCGCTTCCTTCGCAGTGGCTTCCGCGAATTTGTCCACTTCATCCGCAACCAGAATTCGGACGGGTCGAGACGCGAGATTGGCTGGCGAATTGGAACCGACGAAGGTCAACGTGCAGCGGTCAAACTGCTGCTCAAGATTGGTGATCTGGTCTTTGTCAGTCGGGAACCGCGCAACCATTGCCGGTGAATCTTCCAGCATTGGAAGCCAGCGAGACTTTGAGAAACTCCGAGCCAGATTCTCGGAAGGCATCAGCCACAAAGCGGGAGACGGCTCAACGTCGATTGACCAAGCCAGACCGGCCATTAGCGTTGTCGTCTTGCTGGTCTGAGATCCCCAACAGAGCGTGACTTCAGAGACTGCCGGATCTTTCCAGCACTCCAACGGCTCGCGGCAATATGGTCTGACTGCCGTTGAGAAAGGTCCGGGGTGTTCAGTCTGACGCTGGCTCAACGACAGATTGGCTTCGGACCATTCGACGACAGACTGTCGCGGAGTCGGTCGCCACAGTTGCCGTCTGAACTCCAAGATTTCCCGCTCTAAGTCTGTCATTAGAACAACTCCGTTTGACCGCTCTTGATCTGGAAGATTGTCGCACCGCTCATATCGATCATGCCCACGCGCTCAGTCCGCCCATTGACCGTCTTATCGGTTGCTTGATGGTTTGCCGCCCACGATCCGCCTTTGTTGAAGATCTCCTGCATCATCACCAAGTCATCATCGAATAAGTGCAGCACTCCGAAGAAAGGAACATGAAGCTCTTTGGTGACCATCAATGCAGCTTGAAGCTTCGACCAAGAGATCATCCATCGGTTTCCAAAGGTCGTTTGAAGCTTTGTCAGACTGTAATTCCGAGTTTTGACCTCATAGCTTCCGACAATCTGGTGATTCGACGGATCGTGGATGAAGCCATCAATGCGCGACGGTTCGTCGTTGGAGATCCCAAGAAACTCAAAACCCGTCTGACGCTCGATGGCTTTGAGTGCGATCCGGTTATGCCGCAGCGATTCTCGACCGGCTGGAGTTTGGCAGTTCAGGATTTCACTCATTCCATTTCAAAGCTCATTTGGTTTTGATTGTATCTCAAACCTGACAACCAATCTAAAACAGCGGGAAACTTTGATTCGTCTGACGGATCTCGAAACCAACCTGTGCCATCGACTGATTCAATTCCGAGATCTTGGCAGTACCACAGTTTTGAGACGCTGTTGACCCTTCCAACGTGGACCCTTTTGAAGTATTTAGACCACATTGCAGCGGTAGACCATTTCCACGCCGTTGATCCACCAACGAACACAACGTTTGCGTCTGATGGAACGTCGTCCGGTGTCATTCCGTCTTGAACAGCAAAAGCCAACGGCCATTTGTATGATTTGAGATAACCGCTGTATCGTTTCCAGTTTTCCAATGTCTTTTGCTTGTCCGCTACAACATCAGGAACAATTGCCCATTTTGGTTTTTGAGCATTCAGCTTTGCCCAATTCAGCATTGCAACCCATTCTGATTCGCTCCATTCGGTTCCTTTTGACCATGCTGAAAACGCATCGTTGTCTAATGCATAGTGAATCCACGGTCTGAGCTTCGATTTGTTTCTAGCCGTCGGGCCGATTAGCCATCCGATTCTGTTTGGAAATCTTCCTGCTAGATAGTGGACCTCTGCGCTGCTGTTGTTTGAAGGCATTAAGATCATTGCAATTGTGATTCTGACAGTTTTAAGCAAGCCGGACACTTTCCGCACGGTTGAATTCTTCCGCAATAGCAGGTCCAAATGCTGTTTGATTTTATTCCAAATGCTTTGGCCTTTTCTGCAATCTGTCGCTTTGAAAGCTCCAAGTATGGCGCGGAAACCGTTATGTTGTATCCAGCAGATCGAATGGCTTTTTCTGCTGCTTGGATGAATTCCGTTCTGCAATCTGGAAACATTGATGAGTCGTCCGCATTGCATCCAATCAAGATCGAATCAGCACCAATTTTTGAAGCGACGTTTGCTGCGATAGATATCAAAATCAGGTTTCGATTTGGAACGATCCAGCTTTCCTGAGTTAAACCCCCAAGATTCGGAAGCTCCAGAGTTGCGCTTTGTACGCCAAGCTTCGCACAGTGATCTTCCGCAAATAGGAGTTCCCGTTTGTGTCGTTGTTGGTAATCGACTAAAAGACAGAAAACCTCCTCTCCTGCGCTGTGTGTTTCGTGAAGGAGAGTCGTTGAATCAAGTCCGCCAGATAGGAGAATGAGTTTCATCTTAGGATTTCCACGGGTCTGTCTGGTGCAGAGTTTTGAGACACACTTCTTGTACCCATCGCTCAAGCTCGCGCTCTGCGTGTTCTGGATCATGCGGAGCAATTCGTCCGGCAAGTTGCTTTGGCATCGCTTTGAGAAGGCTTGCCACCGCCCCATCGTGTTCTTGCATGACCTTTTTGACCCAAGAACCGGAGACTAGAGACCGCTCTTTTTCAGCGAGTGCGATTACGTCCTGACGAGCATTGATTAGGTTTTTTGCGGCAGCAGCATGGACTGTAACCATACGTCCAGCGTCCATTGTCTTGTTGCGGAGAGCTTGAACGGCAAGACCATAGGACGCTCGCTCGATCTGCTTCTGACGCTCGTAAGCTCCAGCAGGAGTGTCTGATCCAACAAGAGAGGCATTCACCGCGGTTGCGGCTTCAGGAGGTCTGTGTGGCCCTTCTGGAAGCGATGCAGCCGCTTCGTTAAAGATTGCCTCCTGCTTGTGGAGCGCAGCCATTCGCTGAACGTTGGAAGGTCTGCCGCCAATGCCTTTGCGCGAGCCTCTCCAACGGTCTGCTTCCTCCGGTGAGGTCAAAGGCATTCCAGCAGCCACCAGTTGCGACACGCGACCTTTGGTCAGACCGGAGTGCTCGACGTATTCTTTTTGAGTCATCGCAAGACAATAGGCATTTGGTCCGGCTTCATGTTGAGAAGCTCGGTCAGACCTTTCTTTACCGTATTGTAAGTCGGAAGCTTCGGGTCTTGGCAGTAGAAGTTGGCGACTTGATCGACCGTAAATGTGCCGTTACGGATGCGCTCAAGATGCCATTTCAAGACATGATTACCGATGTTGAGGAGTAGGTAGTCAGTGGCGAGTGACATATGGTTTGTACTACAATAGCGAGTTCGCTCGCGGAGAGAGATCGGTCCCGCGCGATCACC